TTCTCTTGCTTTTTCGTCAAAGTCCTCACCATCAATGATAGTGTCTTCATAGTATACTTTGTCGATGCATTGTTCTGCTACTTTAAATATATCAGATGATTCGGCATCTTGTGCATTTGCAAGTTGAGAGATTTCTACTGGATTTGGATATCGCATCTCTACTGTTACATTATCTGCAATTTTTATCTCTTTTGTATGCCCCTCGCCTGTTACTAATTTAAAGTCATTCAAATCTATCATGACATCATTGGGTTTTTCGCAATGACCACATAATAATCTGGACTCAACTATTTCTGATATTGAAACCTTTCTTAATTCCAAGAAAATATTTTGCATGTCAAATACAGGGAGTTCATCCCCATTGACTTCACCAAAAGAACAATTAGTCACAACCTGTTGTGTTGCCTTTATCATCTCTAATGGGTCTTTGGTTTCATTTGCCAAGACAAGCAATTTTTCTTCTTTTACTAAGAATGGTCTGAACTTCACACCCTTGTTGAGAGAGTGAATGTGAACATCTATCAGAGGATGTTCTGTTATTGGTAATGCCATTCTATTCCTCCAATCTTCTTAATTTGTACCAACCATCAAATATAACTGCGTTTTCAGTATCACATTCATCACAGTTAAACCTAACTATATTTTGAACAACTGGCATTGTTTCAAAAAATCTTTTTACTTCTTTAAATTCTACTTGAGTCATATTCTCAATGATTTCTATTTTCTCTTCTTCATCAATAGATAAGAACTTACCATCATACTTAACCAACTCTATACATGATGCAGCCATATCATAGAATTGTTCTTGTAGTTTTTCATCATCCAACTCACATAGTTCTAACGCGGTTGGGTATCTCATTTTTATTTGAAAGTTTTTTCTTATATCTACAACGCTGATATGGGTTTTGTCGGTGTATATTCCATATTCGTTGAAATCATTTTCGACTGTGTTCTCTGTGTCACAATGAGAACATGGGATTGAGTATGGTATATTAGGAGATTGGTTTAGTCTTTGTAATATAATCCAGATGTTTTGAATATCAAAAATAGGCAAAGTTGATGCATCCAATTCTCCCAATGAACAACTGGTAATGCATGTATACATGTCCTGTATTAACTGAGACCGACTTTTGTTCGGTATATCCTCAACTCGTAGTATCTTTTCTTCTTTTACTAGGAATGGTCTAAAACCAACATTTTTATCCAAAGAATAAACGAAAATGTCCGTTAACGGATATTCCGCTTTTGGTAACTTCATTACAAACCTCCAATGATTTAATCAATCCAATCATTAATATTATGAGCAATTTTACTTTTGATTGCGTTTTTAAGACTGTTCTTTCTGAAATTGAGTATTCCAAACAACCTTCTAGAATCACTTGGGTCAACCGCACGAGAAGACCACCTTCTAAACGCGAAGGTAACATTGACTCTTACTATTCCGTCTGCGCTCTGACCTACAGGTAAAATATTCATAAGTCTTGGAAATGCGTCATGTAACTTCCAACCCGCTACCCTATTGTCTTCTCTATCCAAAGTGTATATGTCTACTGTTCCATTATATTCATCTGGAAAACTTATCTCTTTTGATATTGGATTTGCTATTTCAGTCATCCATCCTTCAAAGTAAGACCTAACATCCCAATTACTGTCACAGAAAAATGTGAATGCTGCTGTGTCTCCAAAATATTCTATACCATGCGCTCTTTGTTCTGTCCAAGTACTTATTACTGTTGGAGTCCATTTTATTTGCAAGCCTGGAATCTGTGCTTCTTCACAGAATAATGATACTTCTCTATCAGTTGCGAAATTTGCTGGACTGCTTATTACAATTTCAAATCGATTAGACCTAGCAAGGTCATCCTTTCTAACCTTGGAAATGAAATCTTGTGTTTTAAAATATGCCATTAAATCGCTCTCCTAGACTTTTGGAATACTGTGTTCTTACTAACATTAAAGTCTTCTACTGGTAAGAATATAGCACCTTTCCAATCTTGTGGATTGATTTCAAAAAATCTAGACCTTATATGTTTTGTTAAATATCTTTTTACACATGGTTTTACTTCTGGAAATTGTGCCGAGTTTGACAGTAGTTCCCAGTTGTATCTCATTGTAGTTTTATCATCTATTGCTCTATCGTTTGATGTTTCCATTAGTTTCCCTAATAATTGGGCTCTCATCATATAAGGTAGATAGTGCAAGTTTAATCCATAGAATCCATCATTTGTTGGTTCAAATGGTAGACACAAAGGAAACGCATCAAAGTATGGAAGTTTCTCTTTCCATTTTGCGTCATACCTAAACAGATACATTGAACCTATATCAAATTGACTTACTGGTTTACCAATAGAAGATGATATAGCACTAGATGGACTATTTACGCCACGCATAACAGAGCGTACTTGGTTCATGTACCAATTAAATGACTTTCTTCCAGAATCGGAGTTCGGTCTAATTTGTAAAAATGGATTTGCCATGGGACTATTTATACACTCGCGTAGATACCTAATTCTTTTTCAGTAATTATTTTAAACTCCCAACCTCTATCGGCACAGAACTCCTGTGCCGATTTCCACTTTGCTTCATTGATACCAAAGTTGGCAATCTCTTGTAAGTACTTTTTTGTTTTCTTTCTTGGTTCTGGGGGTTTTGTAAATCGTTCTGGTTTGATTTCTATGAGATATGTACCACCTACAGTCTTGAGATAGAAGTCAACAAAGTAACGATGTATCCTTTTATCTAATGGAGACCTGTAAGGTATTGCTATGGGTTCAGATGCCCACTCCAAAACATCTTGATTCTTGTCACACCAATTCATGAATTTTAGTTCATACCCAGACCTATAAATAACCTCATTGAGATTACCACGATACTTTTTGGCGTTTTTTGGAATAAATTTTCCTTGGTGTATATCTTTTCGGTACGGCATCTTATAAATAGTCCAATAATAACTTATTTACTATTTATTCGGAGTTTTAATCAATGGGCAAGACCTATAATAAATTAGACGAATTTTTCGGAGGGTGGTTGCCTGGCGGAGTGCCTAGAGGTGGCGGTGGAGAAGATGGCGATAAAGTTGGTGGTGGGACTCCTCAAGACAATGAAGAACAAGTTGCCACAACAGCAAGCGGTAAAAGTGGTGACAATCAGAATGGACAAGGCACCGAAACTGTAACAAAAAGTAAAGTCACCTTTCAATCTTTAAGTTATCCCGAAGGTGTCGCAAGTAATTCAGATGAATTCCCACATCAAATTCTTTTTAATGTATTAGTTAGAGACCATGATAAAGGTTCGGGTGGTGAATACTCTGGACTACCAGAAGCAGGCCGAGGTGAATCTCTATGGGATAGTGAAAACCTACAAAACGAAGGTGCAAAAGAAACGGTAAAGGATATAGGGTCAATTACCACTAGTGCTGGTCTTATTGCTACTGGATTAGGAATTGGTGGAATTAAAGGATGGGTTTTAGGTGGTCTGGGAGTCGCCGAAGGATACTCTCAATGGTTTGGTGACAAACTTTCTGAAATGATGTCAGTAAAAACCACAAGAAGAAATGTTGCTAGAATTCATATGGCAATGCCTACATCTCCACAAAATAAAATGATTGCTGATTGGCAACACGCGGATATGGGTGCTTTAATAGGTGGTTTATTGGGTGCTGCTGGAGAAGAAGGATTGATGGATGCTTTGAAAAATGGAAGTTTATCGGGTGAGGCTGGGGAATATGCAGCTAGGTCAGCTGCAGGCGCTCTTAATATAACCAAACAATTTGGTGCTAACATACCATTACAAGAATCAATACAACTTGGAACACGAAAAATTGCAAACCCATTTAAAGAGACTCTATTCAAAACAATGCAATTTAGGGACTTCCCTTTTGTATTTAAATTTGCCCCAAAAAATCAACACGAGTTATTACAGACAATGAAAATTATCAATGTCTTTGAAAGATATATGACTCCGCAGAGAAGACAACAATTGTTCCTTGACTATCCAGCAGAATTTGAAATAGTCTATATGTACAAAGGAAAAGAGAATCTTTATTTTACTAATTTCTTTAACGATACTGCTTTGACAAGTTTTCAAGTAGACTATGGTAACGGTGGAATGTATTCATCTATTAGGGGTACTGGTGGTGCTCCTTCAGAAATTACCATGTCTTTGGTATTCAAAGAACTTACTCTACTTCATAGAGACTCCATTGTTGATATTACCAATCAAGAACAAGTAATGGGTGGATTTGATAGAACTTCAATGAATTTAGGTGGAGCAACAA